CACCAGGATCAGCTCGTCATCGATCTCGATCAGACCCCGAGAGATGTTGGTGACAGTCTCGGGGTCAACCATGAACTGTACGTCTGTCGAAGTCATGGTGTTCGCCAGGCTGCTGATAGAAGCCTGATCCCTGGTGTAACCGAGGAGCTGCTGCTTCACCCGGCTGACTATCTGTGCGAATGTCGCAGCCATGCTTACTCCTTAGAGTTCTGCCCACGTGAGGTTGACGTTCCAGAGCTGACCGGTGTTGCCTGCCGCAACCCTGAAGGCGAGCCCCTGGCCGGGTGCACACACGAAGCTAGCCCCTGAGGGTACGGCGGCAGCAGCCGCGCCGATGCCAGTCGCAGCAGCGGTGATGGCGGGAGGGAAACCGATCAGAGTCTGACCGACCGTGGTGATGGTAGGGTTGCCCACTCGGACTTCAGCCGTAGAGTCGGGGTCCGAGGTGACAAACTTGTTCACAGCGTTGGCCGCCACCAGCGTCCCACCGCTGTGGGCGCTGGTCCTGAAGGCCAGCATGTTGTTGGTCGTGCTGGCAGCAGCAGTGGCGTACGCATCTATGTTCAGCTGGTAGATGATGAGAGCCTTGGTGTTGCCGGAAGGGTTGAACAGAGAGAAGTAGGTGTTGGCTGCGACGGTTCCCGCAACCTCAGCTACCGCGTAGGTGTAGAACTTGGCCCCCGCTGGCCCGACGGGGAATGTTGCGATAGATCCTGCTGAATCGATGCTGAGCGAGTGTCCGCCCGTGTCAACGACCCTGGTCTGACTGGCCCCGTTTACGCTGTTAGGCATTTGATCCTCTCAGGATGCCATGAGTGTTGCGCTTACCGTTCCCCCGGTTATGGTGGTGGTGACGTTGGCCCGGCCGTAACGCCAAGCGCCCTGCTGGTTGGACTGGGTGACACCAGGCGCAGACTGCGTAACAGGCGTACCCCTGAACCAGTTCGTGTTGTCTTGGCTCACTTCGAGTGCGACAGCGCCAGCGCTCACACCAGTGCCTGCCGTGATGACCAGGGTGATGTTCTGCTTGGCCGACCCGAAGTCAGCTACGGTGCCAGCACCGGTCGCCGAGACCGCCGAGAGGGTGGTCGAAGCGATCAACGTGCCGCTGGATACCACCAGGCCAGCGCCAAGGTTAGGGCCAGGGACGGCGATGTTGGCGGTGTTCGTGCCGTCGGTGTTCTTGATGGGCCACGCCTGAGCGACGGCGGCAGCCGTACCCTGGTTGGCCGTGACGGTACCAGCTACAGTCTGGGTTCCGGTTGGACTGGTGGTGACAGTACCAACCAGGCGTACGGTCTGTGCGGCACCATCGGTTGTAAGAGATCCATCGGTTACGCTCACGCCTCAGCCTCCTTGAAAGCCTTGTCGATATGAGACTGCTTGGTCCCGTCAGGGCTCAAGCCCTGACGTACAGCAGACTCGTAGTTGTCCAGCTCTCGGTCCCACGCCTTCTGGCGTGTGCCGTAGCCATCGTTCACAGCGGGGGAAAGCTGGAGGCCTTTAGACCTCACGCACTCTCCCCAGCTAGCGTGATCCTTCGTCGGGCAGGAAGAGGAGCACTTACTTACACGTGCAGCCTTCGAACGTGTGCCCGCACGTCGGGCAGCGGGGCTCATCGCTCACCGACCAGGCCGATCGCCGACCCGTCGATAGGGACGAGCACAACTTCAGTGCCAGGTGAAACATGTACATCCCACTTCAGCTTGAGGAACTTGTCGTCGAACCCCAGGATCTCCAGATTCTGGAGGGTTCGTCCGCCCCGATCGAGGTTGATCAGAGCACCGACCTTGAGGAAGCTTTCAGCTTCGACCTTCTTCGGGGCAGCAGCCATCAGGAAACCAGTCCGTTCGTAACTCGGTAGACGTCAGGCCGGAACGCGTTGTGTCCTAGCGTTGCAGCCTGTTCTTTGATAACGCTCGACGCGAGAGCCGAGCTGGTGGGGTAGCTGTTAGCTTGAGGCTTGGCCACCCCCATGTCGCTGACGTGCTTGTCAGTCAGCGTACTTGGACTCTGTATCACTGTAGATCCCCTGAGCGTAGCGGTCGTGATCCGAGCCGAGCGGGGAAGACTGGTACTCTCGCATCGCCTCGAACAGGCCATCCTCAAGGATGCCCTTCTCGTTCTGGTTGATGTGGATCGTGGTGCCAGCAGGGCCGACCGGGTTCATCCGGGTGCCGCCCCAGTCTTCGTGGTCGTCGCCACGCTTCACCAGTTCCCGAGCCTGGGGCTCGGTCTCAGGGTTCTTGTAGAGGTCGCTCACTTACCCTTCCGTCCCTTCGCAGCCATCTTGGCCATCTTGGTGTTGCCGTACTTCTTTCGGCCAGCCGCAGCCGCGATGGCTGCGCCCTTCTTGCCGCCACCAGCCTCCTTGGCTACTGCAGCGAACCTGCCACCCTGGCCGAGTGGCGCCTTCTTGTTGGGCTTCGCAGCCATGGTTCTCCTTAGATCAGGTCGAGGATGACCCAGTTGTAGACGGACGTGTCACCGGCAGTGGACTTGATCTGGAAGGAAGTTCCTGCCGTCACAGCAGACATGAACGGGCCGCTCGTGGCGGCCGTACCAGCCTGCGTCTTGAGGCCGAACACGACCACGCTGTTGGCCGTGATGGCGGTGGTGCTTACGGTTACCGCGGTGGTGCCGTTGGCGGTTACCGTCCCCGCCTTAGCGTTCGTGCCGGACTTCACCTTGAAGGTCTTGCCAGCAAGGTTGGCCACGATGTCCGAGTCGTTCGACCCATACTGGGCTGTCCCGATACGCTCCATCGACGTGTCGCGTCCAGCAGAGCCGGGCCCGATGGCGATCTTGCCGTCACCGGTCAGCCGGAACCTGTCGTTAGCGTCGTTACCCTGCACGTTCAGCGAGAGGCAGTTGTTGCCAGCAGCGAACGGCATGATGCTGACACGACCGGGGCCGGTCGAGTAGTTGAAGTCGGTGTTCGTCAGGAAACCCCAGTTGCCACCAGCGATGGTGTGCGCAGCAGCAGGCAGGTTGGTGAACCAGTTAGCCTGAGCTGCACCGGTACCCTGGAAGTCTGCGTTCCAGAACCTGACGTTCTGGGAAGCGGCAACGTTGATCGACTTCTGGACACCGGCAGTACCGGTCGACACGATCGGACTGGCGAACCGACAGTTAGTCACGAACCCGGTTGTGGTGCCAGACCAGTTCAGGTCGTAGTTGGTGCCGGTTGCCCCGGCACCGTTACCAGAGAAGAATACGCTGTCGAAGTAGATCGCAGGTCCGGTGCTTGAGACCGTAGCGCCGTGAGTCTGGTTGTTGATGAACCGGACAGAGCCCACCCGAACCTGAGTGGCAGCGTCCTGGATGTTCAAGCCAACCGTGCCCTGCTGGATGACGCCACCGGTGATCTGAACGTTCTGAGGTGAGCCGTTGGCGTTGCCCTCGATGGAGACGTTGGCCGATCCGGTCTGTGGTCCGAGTGCGTCGAGGTTGATCACGAACGTAGCAGCACAGTTACCGACCACCCGGAAAGCCACGCCGGTTCCGCCGGTCGTGGCGTTCATCCAGCTGATCACGTTCTCCGCCAGAACATCCCAGGCGTCCTCGATCCGGACGCCGTCCAGGTTGGCGGATCCTCCAGAGTTCAGGCCGAGGAAGCGGGTGAAGATGTTGGAGAGCTGCACGTTGGCAGCTACGTTGCCAGAGGCGTTGTCGCCCTTGACGTAGATACCACCAGCGCAGGACTGGATCTTGATGTTGTCGAACTGGCCACCGTGGATGGTGTTGGTAGAACTGGCGAACAGCTTCACAGCGTAGCCGTTGATGAACTGCATCTCGACGTTCAGCATCTTGAACGCCTTCACGCCGGTAGCGGTGATGCCGTCCATCGCAGGGTTCGACGTGACCGTGCTGGAGTTGCCCCGGATCTGTATGTCCTGGAACACCACGTCATCCGAGCTGACGGTGAACAGCGTGCCGACCACCATCGAGGCTCCGATACGGATAGAGCTGGCCCCAGGGCCAGCACCTTGGATGGTGACCGGGTTGGCGATCGAAAGTGACGGGTTCGAGTTGACGAGATAGTTGCCAGGCGGGAAGTAGAGGACACCGCCTGCCGACCCGAGGACGGTCAGTGCGGCCGAGATGCTTGAGGCGTCGTCGGTCACTCCATCGCCAGTGGCTCCGTGATCCTTGACGTTCACGACCAGCCTGTCCTTCGGGACGGCGGCGTTCGCGGTCGTGGTGACCGTGGCTATGTTCGCCGTGTTGGTGGCGATGTTGCTGTTAGCCGCGGTCATCTGTGTCTGAAGCGTGGAGATCTGACCGTCTTGCGTGGTGTCCTGGTTCTCCCCGCTGGTCAGTCGGTTGTCGATGTCCGTCAGGTTAGCGTTGAGCGGGACATCCCAGTTCTCTGTATCCTTCGGGATCGTGTAGTCAGCCACCGAATCCACCCTCTCCGTATCCGCCATCACCGAATCCGACGCCGGAGCACGGGGTGAAATTGGCTGCTGTTGCCGCACCAGAAGCTATGATGTCGGCTCGTATCTGATCGTCGACTTGCCACTCGTATCCACCACGGAAGTAGTGGAGGCCCGCCGACGGGGCGGGCCAGAAGTCTGTGTCCTGCTCGTTCGGGTTGACCGGTAGGTTGGTCGCACCGATCTCGTTGGTGTACGCGTCGTAACGCGTCTGCTTGTACACCCCAGGACTGACCTCGACGATCGAGACAGCCCTAGGGATTCGGAATCGCTCCATCAGCGGATTCCAGGCGAAGGGCGCCTCATCCACCGTTGGCGTCGTGAGAGTCCAGCAGGTCATGATGAGGCGCCCTCCTTATATCACTGCGAGCTTACGGTGAACCACTGCGTACCGTCGGAGACGATGGTGGCACGGCCGGTGGAACCACCGACAGTACCGGCGACCATAGCGAACGTGGTCGCACCGTTGATCGTCTCAGAGGCGTTACCGTCGAGAGTACACACACCGGTGTTGGTGCAGATAAACTCGTACTTCCGACCAGGTTGCGTAGTGGCAACCGGGGGAAGCGTGACGGTCTTGGTCGCGCTGTTCGTCAGCACGATCACATAGTCGTTGGCCGTAGCCGTGTAGGTCGTACCCGCAACCGTGGTCACGGTGAACGACGTGTTGTCGAACCCAGACATCTACTCTCCTTACTGGGGGAGGGGCAGGGCCGAAGCCCTGCCCCCTAGGGGATCAGGCCGCCGGGCGAGCCGAGGACGTGGTCTGAGCCACGATCAGGGACTCGGGGCGGTACAGGGTCCAGCCAGCCACACCGTACCAGCCGAGCGGCTGGAAGCGGGTCAGCTTGTCAACGACCGGACCACGAACCGTGTGGAACTCCTCCGCGACAGCCTCGGCCAGGGCCTGCTGTCCGGTGTAGTAGGTGTTGTACACACGGGTCTGAGTGCCGCCAGAACCAGAGCCGGACTGGGTGTTCTGGTTACGCGGGGTCTCGATGTAGCAAGCACCTTCGTACTCGCCGATCTCGCCCGCCCAAATGTTGCCAGCAGCGGAGTAGTTGTGCGGGTCACGCCAAGCCGCAGCACCGGTCTCACGACGCAGGTCGTAAGAGACCTGCGGGTGGATGTACGCGGTGTAGTACGAGTCACGGTTCGGGTGAACCTTGTTCGTGCGGAGCTGCGTAGTAGCGAACCGGGCCATGTCCGACGTGAAGACGTCGGTGCCGGTGATCGCCGTGGTGGCGATCGGGTTGGTCGGCGTAGAGCCGAAGCCGTAGCCGACGGTGCCACCGCCACGCCGCAGGGTCTGAGTGCCCGCAGCGAGAACGTTCTGGACCAGAAGGTCGACAGAGTCGACCAGGTTCCACGCCACCTGGTTGACGAGACCGGCGGTCACGTCGGTGAACGAGAACAGGTCCAGCTTGTTGCTGACGAGGATCGCGTTACCGTACTCGTTGAGCGTAACCGAAACCGTGGTCGGGTTACCGGCCGCGACGGCGTCCGGGTCAACCAGTTCGTTCAGCGGAGTGATCTGCTGAGCGAGGTCCTGGTACAGCTCGAAGACGACCGAGCTACCAGGCATGGCCTGCTGGACCGGGCGCTTGTCAGCGATGGTGCGGTACATCGGCTGGGCACGGAGGGCGAACTCAAGAGCGCGGTCGTACGCGGTCTGGACGAGGTTCGCCATCGCCGTAGTGCCGGTAAAGGCGTTAGCCATTACATCTCCTTAGGGATCAGTGCAGGTTCCTAAAGCTGTTGATCAGCGCCTGCACATCGTTAGCGTCGTTGACTGCCGCCTGTGCAGCCTCAACGTTGCCCAAAGCTGCCCCGTCGTTCCCCGCCTGGCTCATCCGTTCGAACTGAGCCTGCATGGATTCGGGAAGCTTGGGCTGCGCGGACTGTTCGGCAGCCGCTGGGGCTGCCCCACCGAAGACGCTACGCATGGACTCAACCCACGCCTTAGCCTTCTCCGGATCAGCGGGACCATCGTAGGCGGAAGCCGCCTGCGGGACCCCAAGGGACTCGAAAACCTTGGCCATCTGCTCACGCTGCTGACCCTCAAGGAAGCTCGTCAGCTTCTGGTTCAGCTCGTCGTTCTGCTTCTTCATAGCCTCGTATGCATCGCGAAGCGCCTTCGGGCCGTTTGCTTCGTTGCTGTTGCCCAGGTTCGCGCTGTTGTCGTCGTTCTCAAAACCCCAGTTGTTGGTCATCAGACCCTCCCTTTAGGTTGCACCCATCCCTGTTCGCGGGGACGAACAGAGCGCTGTGCTTGTTGATTGCCGGTCTTGGTTACGAGTGACAGGGCCGGTCGTTCCGTCACTGGCGGGTGCCCCGGACTCGCACCGGGGCGTATGCTGTTCACCCTGAACTAGGAGCCTTGCTCTGGTTGAGGCCACCAGCGGCCCCACCGGTGGCGCCCGAGAAGGCGCCTTGCTCCCGGCCCACAAGCTGGGCCTTCTTGTTGATCGCTTCAGCCGAAGTGCCGAACACCGACTGCTCCTCTTCGGCCTGCCCGAACTGCTGTCCGTACATAGCCCCGAGGTTCTTCATGGTGCCCAGCTCCTGAGCCACCTGCTGGTAGCCCTGCTGTGCCTGAGTAGCCGTCACGCCGATCGTGGCAAGCTGTTCAGCGTAAGCCTGGTTGAACGCCACACCCTGACTCAGTGCAGCGCCGCCGATAGCGGCGGTCGCAGCAGCCTTCTGAAGTAGAGGCAGCGACTTGTCCGGGTCGAGGAAGTACGCAGCCATGTGGCCGTCGTCGATCCCCATCTGGTTCAGTGCGTTCTTGAAGTACGGGTTCGCCAGGGCCGTAGCCTGAGTGGCCAGGTCGGTTCGGGACTGAACCTCGGTCGGACTCACGTCCTTGCTGAGCCAGTTCGTAAAGTCATCGTTGCTGTCGTAGAAGCCGCTTGGCAGTCCAGACTGTCGCAAGATCTGACGGTAGGCGTTCTCGGTGTTGATGTAGTCAGCGGGGGAAAGGACAGGAAGACCGGCCTTGAGCCGGGCGTCGTTCGCCTTGAACCTCTGCTTGTACTCCGGCGTGTCCTGAAGCAGGATCGAGATCGTGTCAGCAGAGTAGCCGTTCTTGACGTAGCTGTAGATCTTCCCCGCCAGAGACTCAAGTCCGTAGGACTTGAACAGAGTCTCCAGCGCCATGAACGCGTCCCGGTTGGTGCCGGTGAGCAACTTGTCATACTGCCCTGTCACCTCGTAGTACTTGTTCTGGGTGCTGTTCAGCTTGCCGGTGATGTCGTTCAGCTGGCTCTGGGTGTGGTTGATCGAGGCTTGCAGCCTTGAGGCTGCCGCCTTCGAAGCCTTGTCGGTCTTGCCCTTGAGCTTGGCAAGCTGAGCCTGCTGCTGCTTGAGCAGCCCCTGCTCGGACTTCTGCCGAGCCTGGTACATCTTGACCTGGGCCTGAAGGATGACCGAGTTGTTACCCTTCACGTACCAGGGCTGGCCCTTGTCGGCCCGTGCCTTGGCTACCGCATCCGCCCACGAGGGCGGGATCTGGGCTGGTGTAGTCACGGTCCTCCTATCAGTACTTGAAGCCGAAGTCAGACAGCACCTGGTGGCCGATCTGCATCATCGAGTCCTGGGCGTTCTTCGTCTGCTTCCAGCGAGGGTCTGCGCGCAGGTCGTTCTCGAACTGCCAGAGCGGCTTGGTCTCTGTCTGTAGCGTCCCAGGATTCTTGTACTGGAGCGCCTTCTTGATGGTCGGGTCGAACAGGTTGACGCTGCCTGAAGGCAGCTCCAGGATCTGCGCCATGCTCTGAAGGTAGGGGCTGGCGATGTCCGATACCGTCTGACCCGCGTCGAGCTGCTTGGAGAACTGTGGGAACATAGCCTTGGCCTGTCGCAGCATGTCGTTCTTGTAGTCGGACGTGGTGGCCAGGCCGCGCAACACCTTGCGGGTGTTGTCGGCGTACCACTTGTCAGACATGTGGACACCCATCGAGTAGGCGTACGACCTCAGCTCGTTCTGAGTATCAGCGCCCTGACCCTCGAAGTCGCCACCGTCAAAATACACATACTGACCAAGATAGTTCCGAAGCTGTCCATCGGACCATCCCTTAGCCACAACGTTGTAGGCGGCTTCTTGGATGCGTGCTTTAGTGAACTTGGTGTCCTTGATGCCGAGCTGTTCGGCAAGCTGGTGAACGGAGATGTAGGCTGCGTTGAAGTTCTGTTTTGCTGTCGCGGGATCCGTGTAGGTCTGGGTGAGGTACTGGCGCTCCTTGTCGGAGTGCGTCTTCCACCACTTGGTGTTCCTGAGCTTAGCTTGGAACATGTCCTTGCTGTAGCCTTTGGACACCATGTCGCCGAACAGGTTCTTCAGCTCGGGGTTGGCATTCAGGAACGAAGAGGTGAAGCCGTACTGCTCGGCCAGCTCTGACATGCTCAACTTGGGTGCCGCCCCTGAGTAGCTATAGCTGCTGCTGACAGCCCCTGCACCACCAGCATGGCCGATAACAGAGTCGACGTACTGCTTGATGCTCGGACCGCCAGGCTGAGACCTGGTGGACATGTCGAGGTTGTGGTTGCCTGGGCCTGCGTACCACGCGGCAGCCGCTCCGCGCGGCCCCCACTTGTTGTAGTAGCCGTGCAGGATCCCGGAGACGATCTTCTCCTGGAGCTGCGGGGAGTGGAGGAACTGGGAGGGCGTTATAGAGTACCCGAGCACCTGCCTCGACCAGCCAGCCACGTTGCTCGGCATGACCTGGTACTTACCGAGAGCGCCGGAACCTGAGTTCACGGCGCTGTAGCTACCACCAGACTCTTGGATCGAGATGCCTCGCATGAACTGTTCGAACGTGATAGCCATGCGTCACCTCAGCCCCATACTCTTGAGTACGTTCAGTCCGACGTTCATCACGTCGTTCTGTGCGTTGGACGTCTGCGTCCAGCGGGGATCGCTCCTGACTCGCTGCATGAAAGTCGTCTGGTCCATCCCTGTGGGCTTGCCGTCTGTGTTTACCCCGTTCAGCGCTGACCGGATCAGAGGATCCGTCAGCTTGATAGTCGACGGGGGAAGTTCCAGCTGCTGAGCCATGATCTGGACGTAAGGGTTGGCGATGTCCTGCATCGTCTGCCCCGCTTCGATCTGCTGCTTGTAGCCAGGGTAGGCGCTGATCGCCTGCTGGGCGATCTGGTTCTTGAAGTCGTCCTCGGTGGCCAGCTTCCTAGCGATGAGGGCGGCCTGGTTCTTGACGGACTGGTCATCCAGGGTCACACCCTGAGCCGAAGCGTAGGACTTGATGCTGTTCTCGTAGGCGCCAGCCTCACCCTTCAGGGTTCCGCCCACGAACTTGACGTAGCCACCCAGCACGTTGGCCAGTGCGCCTTCGTCCATGTTGGTGGCGTACGCCTTCTCGGCGATCGACTTCAGCTTCTTCGGAGGGATGGAGGCGCCGATCTTGGCGGCCTCCTGCTGGACCATGACCGTGGTCGCCTGGAGGTTTGCCTCGTATGTGGCAGGGTCGGTGGCCTTCAGGGCCTGCGCCTGCCTCATCGTGTCCGAGTTCTCCTGCCACCACTTGGTGTTGCGAAGCTCGGCCTGGAACGCTTCCTTGCTCAGGTTGTTCTTCACGTAGTCGTCGAACACCTTAGCCACACCAGGCTGAGACTTGAGGAACGAGTAGGCGAAGCCATACTCGGAGGCCAGCTCCTCGGGTGACAGGCGAGCCGGAAGCTCGCTGTCAGTCATGTCCTGATCGTTGTTCGGTCCGCCACCCTCGATGCCAGAGATCCTGCGACCACCCATGAACAGATCCTGGTAGTAGCCAGACTTGAGGTCATCGATCTCGATGCCCTTGCCGGGCTTCGGGGCATGGATGAACTTGCCGTTACCGATGTAGATGCCGACATGGTCTGGTCCGGCTGAGCCCTTGTCGGTATCGAAGAAGATCATGTCGCCAGGGGCGAGATCCTTCATGCCGACAGCCTTGCCCTGACCGATCTGGTCGTAGGTGGTGCGGGCAACGGACAGGCCAAAGTGCTGGTACGCTTGCTGCACCATGCCCGAGCAGTCGACACCCGAAGTGAGACTGTTGCCGCCCCACTGGTACGGCGTGCCGATGAACTGCTTCAGGTAGTTTACGATGTCCTGTCCGCTCACCGCCATGTCATCCTCCGCCGATCATCTCTATGAGCCAGTTCATGCCGTTGGTGGCAGCCTGGTAGGCCCCATACTCAGGATTCTTCTTAGCCTCTTCCTGAGCTATGTAGGACTGCGCAGCGGCGCTTACGCCGCCGCTACTGGTGCTGGACTGGTTCTGTAGATCCTGCCCCACATACGTGGACGTGGTCGTCGTAGTCGAGGGATTGGCCTGCTCGTACTTGTTCAGGATCGACTTGAACCGGGACTGCTCAGCCTTGGTCGGATCCCTGCCCAGGAGGGTTTGAGCGGCGCCCTGAAAGAGGGCCGCCGCATCCTCTGCGGTAGAGATGTTGTACGACTGCTGAGTAGCCGTCACGGTCCGAGGCTGTGAAGCCTCCTTGGATCGCTGAGCGATGTCCTTGCCGAGCACGTCCCAGGGTGTGACGTTCTTCCCCGCCACCTGGTACTGAGCCGACACGCCGACGTAGCCAGCCCAAAGCTTAGCCACATCGGCATCACGCATCTGCGTTGTGTCGTAGCCAGCCAGGTTGAGCTGAGACATGAACTTGTTGCGGGTCTTCTGATCCCACATGTAGTACATGTTGACAGCGTCCGAGTAGTCCATGAACGCGATGGGCGACTGAACACCCATGTACAGGTTCGGGTTCTTCGGGTTGCTGGCCTTCTGCGGCACAACCGGGAACGACCCCATAGACCCACCAGAGTAAGTGGTGGGCCCTGCGGTGCCACCGCCCTTGAGGGCGGAGGCCACCCTGTTGCGCGCAGCATCGATACCGTCCTGCTGCTTCTGCTGACTCGGAGGCATACCGCCCATGCCGCCAGCGTCAGATCCGACAGGTGTAGACATGATCAACCTCCAAACGTGTTCGTGTTATCGAACGAAGGGGTGGAGAGTCCACCCACGCTCTGGCCACCAGCGGTGCCCTCGTTCGCCATCACGTCGAAGATGGACTGGTTCGCAGTCTGATCCTGGACGTTGCCGGTGAACTGGCCGAGAGTTCCAGCGGTCTGCTCTTGCTGCACAGTGTTCTGATCGAAGCCCATGTCTCGCGACAGGTAGCGGGTGAAGAGGTCCCCGAACGTCGTAGACTGCTGGATCATCGCCACCACCATCGAGTTCCACTGACCCTTGATGTCAGCGTTCTCCTGGGCGTTGATGTCGCTACTTCCTCCGTCCGCCTTTCGGAGGAGCAGAGCTCGCTTGGCGTCGTCCCTGTAGGCCAGGTAGCTCTTGAGCCAGTAAATGTCGGAGCGCATGCCGATCGACCCGTCAGGGTTGACGGCCTTACTCCAGATCTCTGGGTCGTTCACCACCTGCTTGAGGGCTACAGCCTGGCGATCGAAGTAGTTCACATCGAGCTGGTTGTAAGCCTTGGACCAGTCCGCGTTGTAGTACGGGTTGCTCACCAGATCGCCGTTCTCGTTCACGATCTGCGGTTCCGAGAGAACCGCGACTGCGGCCTGCTTCTGCAGCTTCAGGTCTTCAGCGCCCGGATCGTCGAACGACTGGAAGCCCTGCTGGTACAGCTCGGCGTAGATCGTGTTCATCTGCGACTTGTACTGCATCCAGCCCTTGGCGAGGTTCGCCTGAGCCATAGCATCACGAGCCGACATCTTCTCACGCATCGGCTTGCCGGAAGCGGGGTCGGTAGCGTGGGTCAGCTCGTAGTGGTACGCACCGTTGGAGTACTTACCCTCCTGGTCCGCACCCACGATCAGCCCAGCGTACTCGGGTCCGACCTTGGTGATCAGGTCCTGGTAGTACTTGGACATGTGTACGGCCTCGGCCGTGGGCCGAAGGCCGCTGTTGTTCTTGCTCAGCGACTGAGAGAACACGAAGGCAGCGTCACCGAACTTGTCGTAGAACCGCTGGTCCGCCGTGTTCGGATCCACCTTCTGCATCGCCCGGTACTGCTGACGGAAGAAGTCGTACGGGTCGCGAGCCTGAAGCGAGATGGGCAGCGTCATGGCGAACAGGGTCTTCATCAGACTCTGCTTCTTCGCCCTGCTGTCGATCTCGGTCCAGGTAGGCTTCGTCTTACGAAGCCCTTCCATGTACTTGTAGTTCTCCGCCTGCATGATGTAGAACAGGTTCTGCTGGTAGCTGTCCGACATCGGGTCACCCTGCTCGGACTTCCTGTACCAGTTGGGCAGGAACGTCTCAAGTTCGGAGTCGTTGACACCGAACGGCAGGATGCCCAGCTGCTGGAACATGTCCGCAACCTTGGGGCTGTTCTTCGCGATGTGGTCAGCAGCGATCTGGACGTAAGGTCCAGCGCTGACCGGGATCGGTCCGTCACCGTGGTTCAAGATGATGTTCGCAGTGGACATCGGGATGTTGAACGTAGCGTTCTTGTCGAGCCCGAAGAACTTCTTGAACGCCTTGCCACCAAGGTGGTCCGGAACCTGGATGACCATGTTCCGCTCGTTGTACGGAACCAGCCGCTTCGATCCGTCCGGCATGGTGACCGTCCCGTCAGGGGCGATCTTGTAGCCATTCTGGTCGGTGGTGACACCGGCACGAGTCGGTGCACCCATCACCTGAGCGACCCTGGGCAGGATGTCCGGTTTGTCCGAGATGATCCGAGCCCAGCGGTTCCACGACTCTTGCTGCGCCCCGAAGAACGCACCGAAGTTGCGGAGCATGTAGCTCATCTTGGTCTCGTAGTCCATCGTGAAGGTGGTCTTCTTCACGTCGTCCAGCGCGCGCTTACGCGCAGCGCTCTCCATCTGGAGCCTGAGATCCTCGGTTATGTGGGTAGCTCCGGACTTGCCGGAGGTCTCCATCAGGTCCCGAAGGTGTACCCCGTAGCGCTGAGCGAACAGCGGGTTGCGAAGCAGATACTTCGCAGGCATGTTGCCCATGATGTTGTAGAACCCGGACATGAACCG